CTATAAATTAATCCCTTGTAGGGAAAAACTTTAGGTTGAATACAGGCTGACCTCCCTTTTAATTTTTAACACCAAAGAGAGATGAGTAAAACATTTGAGACACAGCACGATGTTGACAGAGAATCAAGAGCTATTCAACTTCTGTTCAGTGATTGTGAAATATTAAAACAAGAACCACACTCTGTGGTTGATTACCTGATAGTTAAGGATGGTAAAAAGTATGCAGTTGAAGTTAAGGGAGTGAAGAAAGTGGACTCTGTTCATGATGAACACCAAGCAGTAGTAGGGTTAAGAAAACTAGTAGACCTACAATCGTGGACAAGGAAAGTCGGCATCCCAATGTCAAGAACGATAATCGTTTGGGCTTATAGTGACGGAGTAAAGTACACCAACATAACAAACCTAAAGGGCTATGTGTATTATGGTGGGCGCAAGCCTAGAGATGGCTCAACTAACGACATGGAACTAATGTTCCGCAGTAGTTACAGGACTAATTTTAAAACCAAGAAATATGTTTAGGAAAATAAAACACATAAGACAGGTTCAGAACTATCTTGATATGTTAATGATAGACAATGTAAACCTGTCAATCCAAGCAAGCAGGTTTGGATGGACGAGTGATATACAAAATCAATTAACCAACTCAGCACTACTGATAAGAAAGTATCAACGTAGATTGAGGTTAATAAAAATGTAATGAGGGTATGCAGGATGTGCGGGGAAAACAAATCCCTAAATGACTACCACCGAAATGGCAGTGGCCACCGAGGTGAGTGCAAGACCTGTAAGTCAGCATCGCGCCCAAAGGCAAAGAGGTATAGGGATGGTCACTACACATTATATTACATACCTGAGCATCATTATGTAGGCATGACAAACGCCCTTAAAAATAGAATGCAGGAGCACCGAAGTAAAGGTAATAAAATAACCCAAGGCTTCGAGGTAATAGCTACGTTTGACAGGGCTGTTGATTGTCACTTAATGGAGACTAAATTACACGCCATGGGATACGAAGGATTTAACTATAAAAACCACAAAGAGAATGGATGATAAAGGTCAGATGATTTACTATGTAGAAATCAGGGTTGCGTATAAAGTTAAGAGAGGTAACGGATACATTAACAACTACCGCACGCTCTGTATACCAACTAGGATGAAGAGCATCGAAGACATGAACGCTAGCCCTGAAATGATAATGAAGATGATGGCATCTTTGAAATTAACAGGTAAGAAAATCCATGACTTCTATGTGTCAGATGAGTTAAGTAGAGAGCCATTAAGCAGGAGCTTTACGCACAAGGAAAGCGACTATAACAAATAAAAAAAAAGGACAGATGCAAAAATTAATATATACAGTTAATGAACTTCGAGGCTCGTTAACCACACTTAGAAACAACGGAATCAAGAAGGGTGCTTGGACAGGGTTCAGCTCATTGTTCGATAAGTATTCTGTAAAGCGAGGGTCAACAACATACATATATGCCGGTGCTCACCAAGGTAAGTCTCAGTTCGGGTTCGAGCTTATGATGAACCTAGCAGAGTACGATGGATGGAAGTGGGCAATCTACTCCCCGGAGACAGGCTCACCTACTGAGGTCTTTGCTGAATTGCTTTGGGTATACTTACGCAAGCCATTCCTAGTGAACGATAAGATTACAGCAACAGATGAAGAGACTGAGAACGCCCTTGAGTTTATAAACAAGCACTTCTATATCATAGACTCAGGCCTTCAGGACCTGAGCATCGAGGCCTTCTATACTTCAGTAGAGAAGATTGAGAATGACAACTTCATTAAGATTGATGGGTGTATGGTTGACCCATTCACAGAGATAAAGACTGACATCTCAGCGGGTGTTCGTGATGACATAGCAATAGGTCAGGTACTCACTAAGGTCCGTAAGCATTCAGCGGACAGAGATTACCACACCATTGTCACCGTACACACTAGACACCAACAGGCAAAGTACAAGGGTGGTGTTCCCTATGTTGACAAGCCAACCATGAATGACATAGCGGGTGGAATGCAATGGAGCCGAAAAGGTATGATGATTATAAATGTGTGGAGATGTCCGTTCGGACTAGAGGACACTAATGGTATTCCTTACGAGGCCAACCAAGTTGAGATTACCGTGGTCAAGGCCAAGCCTAAGATTGTAGGTAAGCTAGGGACCGTGACTTTATATTTTGATAAACTATCTAACAGATACTACGAACTAGATGAACAAGGAAGAAAAAGATTTGCCCACGCACAGCCTAATTCTTGAGCGTAAAGTTGCCTTCGCTAATTTAGTTAGGGCCTACTTGAAGTTCAATGTGGCAAGTGCTAAGACGATTGAAGTTGGTGAGGATGGAAACATCAGCATCAACGGCAATCAATTTAAGTTTGATGTCTCAGACTACACCGGAGCTGACGAAAGATATATATTCTACAACCCTAGCAATGGCCGTATAGTCATTCAAAGCGGTGATGTTAGTAAAGTATATCGTGTTGATGTGCAATTGTTTGACGAATAGATTACATTAAATTATGGATACTAGAGAATTAATAATAAAAGAATCAGAGGCTGTCACCCAACTCCTCCTCTCAAAGAACGAGGCCTATGGTGATTCAGCACTACACCCTCAGAATATTTTTGCGAACGGAGATGCCGTTGAAAACTTAAGCGCTAGGATAGATGATAAGTTAATGCGCATCAAAATGCGTGGTTTAAACGATGACACGGAAGACACTGTTCAGGACTTAATAGGCTACCTAATATTACTTAAGGTTGCCTTAAAGCTTAAGCGATGAATTTCACAGGTAAGTACGGAGAAGAATTAGTTATGTGTTACATGGAGGGGATGGGGTATGATGTTACCCTAGCCCCACCGCGTGTGTTCTACGATTGGGACTTGAAATGTGTCAATGGTTCAGACGAGATAACCATAGAAGTTAAGTACGACTCTAAGGCTTATATGTGGGCCAAGAGAAGAAAGACTCCGGACCAACCAAACCTTTACATAGAGTTTAAGAACACGAAAAAGGATTCAGATTCGGGCATAATAATGTCTAAATCTGATTTTTATTTTTACATACTAAAGCTGCCTGACGGCAGGAATATGTGTCATATGTTCGCAAGGAAAGAGCTGCTAGAATATCTTAAGGTGGGGAACTTTAAGGTTGTTGGCAACTCATCATCAGGAGATGACAATGCCTTGGGTTGGATACCTCCACTCCACGAACTCATGAACGAGTATAGCGGATACAGGGGAACGATAGACCTCACAGGTTATGGAAAATGATGTGATATTAAATTTGCCCAAGCCACCTAGTTTAAACATGATTTACGCAGGCAAGCATTGGACATACAGAAAGAAAAAAAAAGATGAATATAAAATCATATGCACTGAGGCATTGGCGCTTCACGATAAGTTTACCTGCGAAACTTTTCGCCTTGATATTACTTACCATAGCAGGCTTGATATCGATAACGGTATTCTTGTTTCGAAATTTCTCGCTGATACTCTCGTTGAGTTGGAAATCGTTAAAGATGACACTCCAAAATATTACGACCAAATTAAAATCAAGTTTGATTCTAGCTTACCAAAGAATACTTACAGGGTTGTCATCAAGTGCAAAGGATATAAAATAATAAACGATGCCACTTGACCTAACATACGAAGAAATAACCTCTGATGAAGCAGACTTTATAATTTCTCTTTACTATGCAGTATCAAAGATATACAAATCCGGGAGGCCGGTCACGCTCGTGGGCTTGGGCCATGAACTCAACGTCACAACCACTGAGCTTTCAGATTACTTACATTTCATTGTTGCAATACTAGACAAGGTTGAAGAAGAGTAAGTACGACAAGTTGGTAATAGAGCGTGAGGCTATAACGTCATCATCACGCGGAGAGATAACGAACATTCTAGGTAAGTTTATACTAGAGCGTGCCGCTGAGATTTCCAATTTTTCTTTTGTTACAAATGGTAATGAAGAACTGCGTCAGTCCCTAGTGGACGAGGCCGTCATGCGTGTGTGTGTGAAGTTCTTAGACTACTACAAGGAAGGCGGTTCTGCCGCCAACCTAATCATATCAATGATATACTCCACGATGACAAATAAGATTGTCTCACTCAAGTGGCGCGATGTATATGGTGAGAGAAGAAAAGGTAATGTATGTGTAATAGAGAATGGTGAGCGTAAAGTTAAACTCATGCGCTACACAAGGGATGAATATATAAGCGGAAAATTATGATTGAGATTTATGAGGGTTGGTTTATTGCCGTAGGTGCAGGTTTTTTATTCGCCTACTTGTTTGTGTTCGAACCTTATGGTTGGTTCATGGAGAATGTATTGCCGTATAAGCCATTTAACTGCGTTCTGTGCTTGTCTTTTTGGGCAAGCCTTATCATCTATTCACTTATAGATTTGCATCCGTTACACGCAGTCTATTCAAGTATTATAGCAGAGTTCACTTACAGGAAGTTGATAAGCTAGTAATGTAAATTATATAACACTAAAGTTTAAAGGTATGAAAATAAAGAAGTCAGCACGTCACATAAATAAAATCATTATACACTCAACAGCCACGCCTCAAGGCAGGCACGTATCGGTTGAAGATGTAGAAAGATGGCACGTAGCTAGAGGTTTCTCAACCATTGGATATCATTATCTAATAGGTCTAGATGGAACGATAGAACTAGGCAGAAGTATACATCAAATAGGAGCACACGCTAAGGGTCAGAACAGGAGAAGTTTAGGTGTTGCCTATGTCGGGGGATGCGATAACGACATGAACCCAAAGGACACTAGGACCACTACTCAAGACATGGCCCTAACAAACCTCCTTAAGTCGTTGATTGAAATCTACCCCGGATGTACAATACACGGACACAATGAGTTCTCAAGCAAGGCCTGCCCTAGCTTTAATGTTCAAGAGGAATATGGGTTCATCCTCGACCCAATACAAGACGAGGATATAATAACCGAAATAGAGAGAGAAGATGAAGAATGATTTTGAAGTAAGCGAAAGCTTTTCTGACTTTGTAGATGAGTTAACTACAAGTAAAAACAACGAGAATGCCTGTTCTATTGACAACCCCGACTGCGAAGGTTGTGGTAGTTAGTCATGAGTATTCTAAAGAAAATACTCTCAGGGGGTGCGAAGGAAACTGTGGATGCGGTGGCCAATGCGGTAGATAGATTTGTATCTACACCTGAAGAGAAGGAAGAGATAAGAGCAGCTATAGAAAAAGAGATATCATCTCGTTGGAGTAGCGACCTCTCATCAGACTCTTGGTTAAGCAAGAACGTCAGGCCATTAACACTTGCTACTGTCGTGGTCTTCCTAGTCCTTATGACCTTCTTTGAAGGAGTAGGCATCAGCAGCGTTAGCGAAAGATGGATAGGACTTTGGGAGCTAGTAAGCGTAACCGTGATAGGTGGTTACTTTGCCGTGAGAACGGTAGACAAAAGAGGTAGGATAAAATAGAAAGGGGCTTCGGCCCCTTTTTTTATTTAATAGATTTTCTCAAACCTTTTTCATATTCACCATATAGCTCAAGATTATAAACTCTTTCTTCTAACGAGTTTATAAGAATAATCTTTTTATCTAGTCTTTCGTGGACTATTCTAAGCTCCATCTTTAAGGATGTAAACTCAGCGTATATTCCACCTGCTGCAAAGACAGCCGCAAGCAACCAAATAAGCATAGACCAATTCTCTTTTAAAAAAGACTTAGGCTCTGACATTACTTTTCTTCCCTGTTTTTATACAGGGATTGGATGCGTTGTATCGTGTAGACTATAGAAACTACAAGAAGCACAAACTTCAACATATTTTCAACTGCCGCAAAGGATATCAATAGTGTAGATGTGTTCAGGGCTATTAGTTTTAGGTCGCTATATTCCATTACAAGTTAGTTATTGAATCACAATCATCCTCTACAATTCCTGTTGATGGGTAGTAAACAGAACCTTGATATACATCATTCTCGTTAAAGAGGTCATTATCACATCCTGTTGCAGTAGCAATTGCCTTCAATGTAGCAGTTGATTTCACATAGTCTACAATCCTAGCGTTTATATACTTAGCCTTGCTTTCTATTTGAGATGTAAGCGCGTCAATAATATATTGGTCCTGCACAGACTCTTCGTTCTTCGTGTTAGCAGCCTGAGTACGTAACATAGAAACCGTAGCCATTGCAGCGTACATAGCTAATGTGTACTTAACTAACTTAAATAATTCAGTCTCTTCTGTTGTCAGGGTTTGGTCAAAAACACCCTGCTCTAAGTGTTCATACAGGCAACTGCCTAGTAGGTCCTGAATAGAAGTGTACTGCTCAAGCTGAATAATAGACAACAAAGCCGCCCTGTCCAACCGCTTAGGTAGTGGGAAGTTTTGATATAGATAATTGTCATCTATGAAAATTACTTTAACCATTTTTTATATCGGTTGTGTTAGCACCCTTGATGCTTTCAAGGTTTATATCCTCTTCAACGATAGATAAATCCATCTTATCAAATCCTACAGTCGATAGGATTCTGTTGATTCCACCAATAATAGCCTCTCTGTTAGGCAATGTTTCAGTAGCTCTAAAGATTTGGTACGCTGTTACTAACTCGTTACCCGTACCGCCTAGCTTACCCGATACCATTACCCCAAACAGGGTAGGACTTGTAATGTTGTGAGCTGTTAAAATCTTAGCGTCATTGAGTCTAGATAATACATCAATCGTCTTATCTAAATTAGCTACATCTAGTGGCGTAAATTTAGGAGCGTCTTCTTCTTTCTTTACCCAACTTACTATGAAGTTATCCGCGTCAGAACCCGTGAAAGATTCCTTAAACTTAGCGTACTCAGAAGCCTTTTGCTCGGCTGACATGTTGCGACCAATGAAAGTAGCGAGGACTTTAGGGGTGAATCCATTTTCAGCAGAATTTTTAATGTGTTTACCAAACTCAAAATCACTTGAAATATAATGGAAAGCAGATATATAGTTAGGTACTCCGTAGTAAGGGTTCCCGCTATAAGGGTTAGCAACGTATAGTACAGCTTCTTTAGTAGACTTATCGTACTTGTTAAAGGCCTTGATTTTTTTAGCTTCGTTGTGCTGAACTGAGTTTGCTCCGTATCCAAAACTTCTTCTTACTATATAATGCGTGACCTCTCCCTTGTCATTTGGTTCCGCAGCCCTAACACCTTTAGTGTCTAATGACCTGAACTCTACAATCTTTGTTCTTCCGGTGTTCCAACGCACATAGAAAGCAGCTGCTCCCTTGTGCTCGTATTGGAATGCTGCGTGAGAAATCACGTCATACATGCCTTTGTTGTTACCTGAACAATTGTTAAGGAATACTTTTAACTCTTGCTTTGCCTTCTTTGTGGGAAGGAACTCATCGTTAAAAGATATATTATTTCCTGCAATCATCTTAGCTTTCTTAGTCAAGATACCTGAGTGAACAGGTGATTGACGTAGCATTTTCTCTAAGATTACAGGGAAGTCATCGTTAACTCCAAACTTGATGTAGTCACCTAATTCTGTGTGCCCTAGCTTGTACCGACCATTGAGGTCGATTATAGCGTTCTCTAACTCATTCGCTGAAACACTGTTCTCTGTTGCTTGAACAAATGTTTTAGAGGCAAATAAATCCACAATATTGTTTAATAGTCCCATTGATATAATTTACAAGTTAAGCGTCATCATTCTATAATTATAGAGTTAGAATATATATCACTACCCACTACTCTATGGGAATATGATTCTACCTCACAAAGATATGTACTACTTCCTCCCGAATTAGATATGGTAATGTAGTATTCGCCCCCGTCTATAGTGTTGCTAACAAGGTCAATGTTCAGTACAATAAAGTCTGAGCACGCATCTAGCGATAATAGGTCCTGAAGGCCGGTCAAAGACAGGGCAGTAGGCCCAACTACTTTCTCAAAAGTTACATCAAATGAGTTGATAGTGTAACTTAAATTCTTTATAAAAGAAATTGAGTTTACCACACCTGTCTTTAGCCTTTTCATATTTATTCTTTTTTATCTTCTATTTCTTCGTACTCCCCTGTAGATAAATCTACATTGATTTGCCCATACTTCTCCTCTAGAGCTTCTTTTCTTTCTGTTAGAGACTCTGCCACAGAGGTAAAGTTAGATGCAACTTCTAATTTCCTTAGCTCTAGTTCTCCTATTGCTTTCAGAATCTCAGTCCTTTGACCAATCAATTCTTGAAGAGCCTCTAGCTCGTCTGATGAAATCATTTTCTTTTCTTCCATAATAATATAAGTTACATTTGTTTGAGGCAAATGTAACTTATTATAATAGTATATATTTGCATTGTTAAAAAGTATTGATTAATTTTAAATATCATGAAACTCATCCCACTCTTCAATATGTTCTTGCACGTACTCAATGCAAGCATCTGCGTTTTCATATTCTGATATAGAACTTAGTCCTAAAGCCGTAGATTCTAGTATCCATTTATCACCAACTATATTGGCGCTAGGTTCTTGATGAATCAATTCTTCAGCAACAGACTCTTTTTGCTCGGTAGTCATTAAGTAGTATGTAGTCATATCAATACGTTTGGAATGTGCCTCCGTTATTATTACTTAAGTTAGGCAGTGGGCCTGAAGTGTTTGTGCTATTGTTTTCAAGCCTGTACTCGGCCATGATATTGGATGTCACTCCTGCATCTGCACAGGTTATTGGTGTCCCACTATTGTACAGTGCGGTTATATCAGATTGAGATAGTACCGCCTTGTAGATTGCTACTTGGTCTATACCTCCCTGCCATACATTTGGGTTATTAGTGGCTGAAGATATTATGTCTCCAACCGCTATACTACCTGCGCTCCAACTGCTTGACCTTGTACCTGCGTGATTATTAACGCTTGAGGTCAACTGTGTTCCATTCCAATATACCTGAAAAGCATTGCTAGTAGTGTTGCTAGCATCATAAGTAAAAGTCAAATGAACAAATCCATCTGAGTTTACATTGCCCCTGTTAGTGCTTTTCCATCCTGCCGAAGACACCCCTGTGGTTGTTAGGTTATCATGCAGTGGGTATTGTCTTTGACCAAAAGTTCCACCTACTCTGACCCTAAGATAAATACGGTTCTGAGTACCGTGATATTGTAAAAATATCTGATTGCTACCATCAGGCGTTGATTTAGCCATACTACCAAACTGCTCTACCCCTCTGTTAGTAGCATCTAGCCTATACCATCCTGACCATGTGAAGTCATTTGTCGTACTCCAATTAAAAGCAGAAGAACCTGTTGCTCTTAATGTATCATTAACTCCATCACCTAGCCAATAGTAGTCACTAGCAGTAGTGGATGATGCGCTATGGTCATAGCCATACCACTCGCTAATAGAGTGAGGGGCAGAATCATTAGGTTTGCTAGAACTAGCAGTGTTAATAACCTCGTAACCTCCCTCTGCCGCTCCTGAAATTGAAAACTGTGATGCTGCTGATTGATTTAGTTCAGCCGTTAATTGTGAGAACTTAATCTCTCCACTACTTTGTAAAGCCATCAAGTCTTGATTTTAGTTCGTCAATTTGCTTTTGCTGTTCTTTGATTGCCTCAATAAGCACGCCTGTAATGTTTCCATATGCAACGGCTAACATACCATCTTCGG